CAAACCAGAACCGAAAGCATGACCTCTGGATACCAAGAAGATTTGGCCGATGCTTTGTTTCAAAGCTTTGGCGAGAAGCAAACGCTGGAAGCTCACCATCACGGCTTTTTTATAAGGACAGTAAGAAGCGAACAGGATGAGGATCTATCATGATTCACTATCATGGAGGGCCAATAACGCCAGACACCTGCGCGATCAGAGCATGGAAGAGTAGACACGCATTCGTTAGCTTTGCCAGGCCAGATCAGCTCGGTCTTGCGACAGAGATTTGTCAGTCTTTTGGCTTAGACAACGGAGCGTTTACTTTCTGGAAAACAGGGGAGCCTATCGACTGGTCTGGATATTATGAGTTTATTGATCGCTGGAAGAATCATCCTCGCTTTGACTTTGCAATCATACCCGACGTAATTGATGGAGGCTCTCGGGCAAACGATGAGTTGCTGGCGGCATGGCCTCACGGCAACTATGTTGGTGTTCCTGTTTGGCATATGAATGAGCCAGAGGATCGGTTTATAAGGCTATGCAATACGTACCCTAGAGTCGCCATTGGATCGTGCGGCGAATACGATGTACGCAATCCTGGCAAATGCGTCAGCAGAATGAGAGACGTTATACGCCACGTTGTTGACGATAACGGACAGCCAATAGCAAAGCTTCACGGTCTTAGAATGCTTAACAAGTCCGTGTTTAAGTACCTTCCTTTGTCGAGCGCAGACTCCACAAACGTAGCAAGAAACATAGGGATAGACAGCAAATGGGCTGGATCGTATAGCCCGAAATCAAAAGAGACCAGAGCAAGCATTCTGGTGGAAAGAATAGAGTCTATTAACTCAGCCAGCGCACTTCATTGGGATGAGGAAAAAGACAGGGTAGACGTACAGCTATCGTTTGAAATATAGCTTGGAGATCAAGATGAAGTTAAAAAGAACAGCGGCAGATCATTGGTTCAGTAGGTGCGTCAGGCTACGCAATGACTTTAAGTGCCAGGGGTGTGGCGCACAGTACGAGTCAAACAGCACGGGATTGCACTGCTCCCACTACTTCAGCCGGTCAAAGAAGGGTATACGGTACGATGCACTGAATGCTTTTGCTCACTGTTACGGCTGTCACCAGAAATACGGAAGCAACCCTGATTACTTTGTCCGTCATTATATTGACACCTATGGCGAAGGTGCCTTGGAGTTAATTAGGGAAAAGGCAGAGGACATCAACCTCGGTAAGAGGATGAACAAGGAACAGAAGCTAATCGCTAAACACTATAAAACTGAGGCCGCACGTATGGAGAACGAACGAGCCTCAGGGGTAGCGGGATGGTTAGAGTTTGTTAGCTGGGATTAGTCGTCAGTTAACAGTCGTTCGCCGGTAGTCATGCGAAGGATTCTGTCGATGTTAGCCAAGCCAGGAGCGTATGTTTGAGCAGTGCGAAGTAATGGCTCCATCGGATCCTCTTCGCCCGCTAGAACCCTCTCTCCTGCCGTCAACATCCCACTGCCTGTTCTACTGATAGCCTGCAAGGGAGGCGGACTCAGGGTAACAGTACGACCTCCAAATTGTTCTGCTCGTATATTCACAACACCACTACTTGCGTTAGAAGCAAGCTGGTTAAAGGTTCCTGATGCAATACCCTCCGGTGTAAGAACATCCGCAATATCTTTGTTCTTACTAAGATCCAGCGTTTTACGAGCGTCATCCCAAACACCAGCAACAACCCCAAACAAGGCTACATACTTGCCCGCCTGAATCATCGCAGTCTTTGCGGCATCTGCACCCTCTTTAGTATTGATGCCCTTCTCTGCAACGGTGGCTAGGTTTAGGCCCACCTCAGTTCGGATGTTGTTCATCTGCCGGTTCATGTATGACAGCATGCTGTACATCATTCGAGCGTTTGGATTGTCGTTGTAGGCACGAGGCATTGCGCTGGCACTAACTGGTTGCCATTTGTTCATGGCCGCACCAGCAAAGTTCAGGACATAGCCAAGCTCATTCTTATCTAACGAGCCGCCTTGCTTCATCTTCTGAAGTGCCTTCACGGTGCTATCAAACTCAGATTGAGATAGACCTCGCATCCCGTCATGACGTTTCAGCTTTTCAATGGACTTCTCATCACCTTTCTTGGCTAGGTTTACCGCCCTTTGGACAGCAGAGTTAGACAGCATCTCTTGGCCCATGCGGTTTACTTTCTCTACACCTGAGACGCGATACAAAGCCTTGCCAAGGACATCCACGCCACGGCCTACAAGCTCTGGAGCCTTGATGTAATTGATTACCTCGGCGTTCTTTATGGTTTCCTTGCTAATCGTGTTAGCCACTTCGCCATAGAAGTTTTGACCAAGGCCAAGCTGTTCGTTTGATACCCACTTGTTAGGGTTTACGCCAGTAATCTTGGAGATGATGGGAAAGGTTTCGATAATCCCGCGTGGCACTGTCTGCGCCCAAGCCTTGATGCCATTCTGAAAAACTGGGGCAGTGACGCCCTCGATGATGTTCAGCACAGCGTTCATAGGGTTGGCCAGTAACGCAGTAGATACCGCTCTTCTTGATACGGCACCGACTGCATCGCCACCCATCTTAGAAGTAACAAGAGTAGACCGAAGTGCATCCTGTAAATTGCTACGAATAGCTTTGGCGTTGCCTGCCTTCTTTAGTTCTTTCTTTGCGGCCTTATCAATCTTCTTGAAGATGATGTCGATTCGGCTTCTAGGATTGTTTAGATCCTCTTTAATGTTCAGCTTCTTTAGATCAATATTAAATCGCTGGGCTACGGCCCTTGCTGTAGCAACATCCTTTGCGTACTGCTTAAGCGCCTCAACAGGGTTAGCGTAATCATTAACGCCAAATGCTTTCTTGTCTTTGCCGGTAACAATCGTTGGCATGTAGTCCCCTTCAGGGAACTTAACGATATCTAGATCCTGAAGAACCTTTACTTGATCTCGCATTAACTGAACGGCCTGCTTCTCTTCAGCAGTTCTTGCTACCGCCATTGCCTGATCCCAAGATACGGCCTTGTCCTCAAAGCTTCTGTTTATCTGGAGTAGCATCTTCTTTAATGCAGGGTTGTCGTCAAAGACCTTTGCGGCACCAGCAAATGTATTGTCATAAACTGTGTCAATTTCATGCAGTTCATGGCGAACCATGATCTCTGAGTCTTCGATAAGTCGTGCGGCTCTAGCGCCTACGTTCTTTACAGCCCACTCTTTTGTGCCTAAAAGGATATTGCCTATCGTCCTTGAGGCTTTTCCCATGCTGTCTTTAATGCCATCGCCATCAAGAATTGTGGTGTTGTTTCTTTTCTGTAAGCTGGCATCAGTAGCGGATCCGCCTCTACCTGCGCGACCTACATTAGCGAAGCCTTCCTCACCACCAATAAAGCCACCCTTTTTGCCTACACGCTGACGCTCTGCTTTCTTTGTTGCGGCGGCAATTTCATCTGCGCTCTTAGTCAACAAGGATGCTCCAGCGCCAAGACCAGCACCAAAGCCAGCTCCCAGTGCGGCACCCTCTAATCGACCTTCATCTCTACCGCTAAGAAATCCATAAGCGGCACCTTCTGCGGCACCAAGAGCGGCCACTTTGACTGCTCTATCCAACTTACTGCCTGTCTGTGCGACCTTTACAAGACCTGATCCAGGCACAAATAAACCAGCGCCAAAGCCGACAGCAGTAATTAGTCCAGAAGCGCCGGGATTCTCTTTTTCAAAAGCATCTAGCTCTGCACGAGATTGCTGTATGCCTTGGCTGTAGTTGTCAGCTTCACCAGAAAGCACACGTATAGCGGCATCTAGCTCATCACCTACACCCAAAGCAGATTCTAGGAAGTCAACGGCACCAGAGCGAACAGCACTATATTCAGGCTCAGGAGTGAAATCAGAACCCACATCCCAAGGCGCTCTTGGTCTGCCTATTGATGTTCTTTTAGGTGAAACACTCCAAGGATTTTTCCTTTACTCACCTGCTGTTCTTCGGTTTATCTCAGCTTCAATCCGGCTCATATAGTTCTTAAACCCACCGCTAGGATTTTCAGTAATCAACATTAGCTCTTCTGTGGTTATACCGCTTAGATCACCGCCTAATTGTCTAAATGCTTTACCTACTTTTTTGCGTGTTGATGCAAGATCAATAGCCTCTCCTATCCTGCCTGCTACGGCCCTTACAGGAACCCCAACAGTTACATCAAGTCCAGCCCTATACTTCTTGCCTGCCTGAGGGATTTCCTCTTCCGTTGCAAGGCGATAATTTTCTGGGTCTGTAAAATCACCACCCAAATAAACAAATGTTCCTTCTTCGGAATCAATTACCTCGCCAACCTCATAAGGCGATCCCGTATCGTCTTTAAAGCCTAGCTCTGCGGCTTTTTCTGGATCGTACTGATTGATTATTCGTAACTGAGTGTCGATGTTTTCTTCTCTAAGCTGTTGCTCTGCCACGATATAGTCTTCACGAGTAGGCTCACCGTCTCTCTCTTTTGTGATCTGTTTTGCTCTTCTTTCTCTATCGATATCCCTTACAGGCTGAAGCATATCTATCTCAGCCTTTCTTATTATTGCCCTTTCTTCTGCGGCAATTCTTCTGTTTTCTGTAATTTCTGAAGACCACAGCGCGTTTGCAATGCCAGACATTCTTGAGCGAATTGCTTTTTCAGCGGCTTGCGCTCTAGCTAAAGCGTTTGTGTTGCCAGACCATTGAGTCTCATCACTCCAGCCTTTGATGGCTTCCCTGTACTCTCTTATCTCGGGGGCCATTGCCTCTTCCGCACCCTCTGGAAGCTCGGCAATTATCTTGTCTAGCTCTGCTTCTGACATTGGCGCTGTGTTGAGAGCTATAGATCTTTCGTTAAATTTATTAACGGTCTCGTTGTTTCTAATAGCACCTGTAATGTACTGATTAGTTATCGTTGCAAACTCAGGCGGTATCTTGTCTCTCACTGCTTGAAGCTGGTCTTTATCGCCAGACTGAATGGCTCTTTGAATTTCATCTTGGTTATCGCGAATGTACTGTTGCTCGCGCATGGCAAGTTCTGCTTCTTCAAACCTAAACTGATTAACTTGATCTTGTCTGTACCCTTGCTCGATCTCTGGGTTATCAAGAAGTTGGTTCTTGCGTAACGTCAAAGACTCTTTTAGCTCTGACTTCTGTTGCTCTGATATATCCGTTCGCGCATCAAGTCCATCAAGCACATTGTCAATCTGAGATACCGCAGTGATATCCCGCTTCAACCCAGCCTGTTTTGCGGCAGGAGCCATACTTCGTAGCTGACTGATACGCGAATCAATGGCTTGCTTTTCTTGAAGCGTAGGAGCCGCATCTCTGATTTCTTCTAAACGCCTAATGTTTAGGGCAAGCGCATTAGGATCACCAGACAAGGCAGATGCTTGGGCCTGGCCAGTGGCTTTGCTTAGTTGATCAAAGCGTTGCATCGCGCCACGCTCCTGCTCCAAACGACCTCGAAGACCACCAAGCTCACGAGCCGCAGTAAACAGACCCTCTTGATATGAGGGCTGAGTCATTGCTCGTAAAAACTGTGTTGAATACTTAGCCATGATCAGCCTCCAATTCCTAAGAGTCGTCCGATCCCTGATCCTACAGTACCAAGGTCTTCTACAATATCACCAAATAAACCGCCTAACCCT